AGCTCAAATTGTTAGTAATGGCAAGTGGGCAAAATAATAAAATTAATACGAATTTTGAGAAGATTTTTCGGTGGTTTTTCCGATTTTCGTATATTTATATGTATAAAACACACACCGATAAAACAATTAATTATTAACATTTAAAGGACTAAAATTATGGCTTTAGACATTAACGCAATCAGAGGTAGACTGAACAAACTACAAAACACACAACGTAAAACAGATGCATTATGGAAACCAACACCAGGTAAGCATCAAGTAAGAATCGTTCCTTACAAATTCAACCTAGACAATCCATTTATTGAATTGTACTTTCACTACAACATTAACAACAAAACTTATCTTTCACCACAATCTTTTGGTAGACCAGACCCTATTGTAGAGTTTGCGGATAAACTAAAAAGAATGGGTGATAAAGAAGATTGGAAAGCAGCAAAGGCTATGGAGCCTAAGTTGAGAACTTTTGTACCTGTTATTGTAAGAGGTGAAGAAGGTGAAGGAGTAAGATTTTGGGGATTTGGTAAAACTGTATATCAAGAAATTCTTGGATACATTGCTGATCCTGATTATGGTGATATCACAGACCCTACAAGTGGTAGAGATTTAACAATTGAGTACAAATCAGCAGAAGAAGCTGGTACTTCATATCCTACAACTACAATTAGAGTAAAACCAAGTGAAACAAATCTATCTGAAGATTCAACAAGAGCAACTTCGTTCTTAGAATCACAAACAGAAATTACAGATTTATATTCAGAGTTATCTTATGATGAATTAAAATCAGTATTAGAAGGATGGTTAAACCCAACTAACGAAGAAGGTGCAGGAGAACAATCTACTAGTCAAGAAGTATTAAGTACTCCAGCAACTACTACAAGTGAGGTTAAAACTCCTCCAACTCCTGCAGCAACAACATCTGAAAAGAAAACAGATGATGTAGCAGCAGCATTTGATGATTTATTCAATAACTAATTAAACCAAATTTATGGCAAAAAAGAAACAAGAAGTTGACTTGGCAGACATCCTAGCGGGTGAGCTGAACAAACAAGCCAAAGATAACAAAGTTGCATTCTTCCTCGATGATGACAGTGCACCTACAAACGTAGATGGATGGGTATCGACAGGATGTGCTATGTTAGATGTAGCAATTTCTAACCGCCCTTATGGTGGATTGCCAGTTGGTAGAATCGTTGAAATAACAGGTCTCGAACAATCAGGTAAATCATTGGTATCAGCTCACCTCCTTGCAGAAACACAAAAGCAAGGTGGTGTTGCAGTATTGATTGATACTGAAACTGCAGTAAGTAGAGAATTTTTAGAAGCTATCGGTGTGGATGTTTCTAAACTTCTTTATGTATCAGCAGATTCAGTTGAACAAATCTTTGATATGACTGAAACAATTATTGAAAAGGTTCGAGAAACATCAAAAGATAGATTGGTAACTATTGTAACAGATTCAGTTGCAGCAGCTTCAACACAAGCTGAACTTGCATCTGATTATGGTAAAGATGGTTACGCTACTGATAAAGCAATCATCATCTCGAAAGCGATGAGAAAGATTACCAATATGATTGGTAGACAGAAAATCTTGTTAGTTTACACTAATCAACTTAGACAAAAGATGAACGCAATGCCGTTCGGTGACCCTTGGACTACAAGTGGTGGAAAAGCTCTTGCTTTCCATGCATCTGTACGATTAAGATTAAAAGGTACTGGTCAAATCAAAATGAAGATTGGTGGTAACGATAAGATTGTTGGTATGAAAGTAAGATGTCAAGTAGTTAAGAACAGAATGGGTCCTCCATTACGTTCAACTGATTTTGAAATCTACTTTGATAGAGGTATCGATAACTACGGTTCGTGGTTAAAGGTAATGAAAGAAAACAAAATAGTAAAACAAGCAGGTGCATGGTACTCTTATGTAGATACTGAAACTGGTGAAGAACTTAAATTTCAATCTAAGGATTTCATAGATATGATGGAAGAAAGAGAAGAAATTAGAGAACAGATTTATAAAAAGATATGTGAGGTACAAATCTTACAATATAAATCAGATACCAAAGATATTGAAGCATTAGAACATGACCCTAATTTAATACCTGAGTAACATGAGTAAATTAATTACTATGTTGAGAAAAAGTGCCGAAGCTGATAAAGCTAAGGCACTATTATCTCTCGACTTATTAGATAAGAAGGCGGTTGGTATTGGTGACCATTCTACTGAAGATTTCTATAAAAATGCAGAAGAAGCGTTAGAACTTCTATCTGGTGCATTAGATAGATTAGAAGCATTAGAATATTATGAAAACCAAGAACCAACGAGCAAAGAACTTCTTACATGAAAGAACTATACAAGAACATATTAGAGTCAGTTGAAACTGATAGAACTCAAAATATCAATAAACACAAGAATTCTCGTGTATTAATTATTGATGGGTTAAATACATTTATTAGATGTTGGACATCTATTCCAACTATGAACGATGATGGAGACCATGTTGCAGGTGTAACTGGTGTCTTACGTTCTATTGGATATGCAATCAGACAAGTTCAACCGACTCGTGTTGTTGTTGTATTTGATGGTAAGAATGGTTCTCAAAGTAGGAAAAAAATCTATGGTGAATACAAAGCTGGAAGAGATAAAAATAAACTTCGAGTTAATCGTCAGTACGCAGATATGATGAACGAGGAAGATGAGCGTGAATCAATGAAACGTCAATTCGTTTGGTTGATGGAAATGCTACACGAACTTCCTGTCACAACTATGATATATGATGGTGTAGAGGCGGATGATGTTATGGCATACATCCCAACACAGATTTTAAAAGAAGATGAACAAGCGGTAGTTATGTCAACTGATAAAGATTTTCTTCAATTAGTTGATGATAAAACTATCGTTTGGTCTCCTACTAAAAAGAAAATTTATAACACTAACAGAATCAAAGAAGAATTCGGTTTAGACCCAAAGAATTTATTACTTTACAGAGTACTTGATGGGGATAAATCAGATAACATACCAGGTGTATATGGATGTGGTATTAAAACTCTTCTAAAGAGGTTTCCTGAGTTAAAAGAGGATACCGAATTATCAATTAATGATTTGTTTCAATTAGCAGAACAAAAGAAAGAAGAAACCAAAGGTAAAATAAAACTTTACAATGATATTCTTGATGCTAGAGAACAAATCGTAATGAATGAAAAATTAATGCAACTTAAGGATGTGGATATATCTGGTCAAATAAAAATGTCAGTTTTAGATAGATTTAATGAAGATGTACTTCCATTAAATAAAATAGATTTCCTTAAGGTATGTATGAAATACAAGGTTACAGATAAGTTTGGGGATTTAAATTCCTGGTTAAAAGATACATTTGGAAATTTAATTACAGATTAATTTGTATTCTTCAAATAATTTTCGTATCTTTACATAAGTTTTAAAAAGAGTCAATGCAAGAACAAAAAATAGATACTTTATCGAAATATGGGCAATCATTTCAGAGTAAAGTAGTATCTGCACTTCTTACTGATGGTAAGTTCTTAGATACAATTGGAGAAATAACCACTCCTAAGTTCTTTGAGAATGATGCTAACAAGTGGATTATATCTGAGATACTTGAGTATCATAATGAGTACAGAAAACCTCCTACACTTGATGTATTTAAATCACAATTATCAAAAGTTGATAATGATATTCTAAAGAAAACAGTTGTTGACCAACTGAAGCATGTTCATACACAAATTGGTAATGTAGATTTAGATTACATAAAGAATGAATTTAGAGAATTCTGTATAAATCAAAATCTTAAAAATGTAATCCTACGTTCAGTTGATTTACTACAAGCTGGTTCTTATGATAGAATCAAAGATTTAGTAGATGATGCAATGAAGGTTGGTAATGAAACCAACTTAGGTATGGATTATGTTTTGGATTATGATGAACGTATGGAAGATTTAAAACGTTCAACTGTTCCAACTCGATGGGAGCCAATCAATGATTTAATGGATGGTGGATTAGGACCTGGTGAACTTGGAGTAGTAGTTGCACCTTCGGGTGTTGGAAAGACATGGATACTTACTGCACTTGGTGCAGAGGCTGTACGAAAAGGTTTGAGTGTAGTACATTATAGTATGGAATTATCAGAACACTATGTTGGTGCTAGATATGATACTGTATTTACTCAAATACCATCGGCGGATTTAAGAGATAAACAAGAAGAAGTAAAAGGTAAAATCACTAATCTTAAAGGAAAATTACTTATTAAGTACTTTCCACCAAAGGGTGTTAATGTAAAAAAGTTACAACAACACATTGAGAAGATGACTACACTTGGTAATAAGCCTGACCTTATTATTGTAGATTATGCCGATTTACTTCTCTCCAATTCTAGTAAGTCTGTTGACTCTACTTACCAAGAACAAGGGGGAGTTTATATAGACCTTCGTGGTATGGGTGGTGAATTGGAAATTCCAATTTGGACCGCATCTCAAACCAATCGTTCAGCAATTGATTCAGAAGTTATCGAAGCAGATAAGATTGCAGATTCATACGCAAAAGTTATGAATGCAGATTTCATTATGAGTTGGAGTAGAAAATCAAAAGATAAGTTGAATAATACTGCAAGAGCTCATGTTATGAAGAACAGATTTGGGCAAGATGGAATTACATTTCCTTGTAAAATGGATACTAACACAGGTTACATTGAAGTGTATGATGGAACATCACCAGATGGGGTGATTGCACAGAAAGAAGCAGCAAGTGGTCAATTAGAAACAAAGAAACTTCTACATAAGAAATATGTAGAAAATATGGGGTAATTATGAAATTATTATTAGGAGATTGTTTAGATAAACTTAAAGAACTTGATGATAATAGTATTGATTCTATTGTTACAGACCCACCTTATGGTTTATCTTTTATGGGTAAAAAATGGGATTACGATGTTCCCTCCCAAGAAATATGGGAAGAATGTTATAGAGTTCTAAAACCAGGTGGTCATCTTTTATCATTCGCTGGTTCAAGAACGTATCACAGAATGGCAGTTAGAGTAGAAGATTCTGGGTTTGAGATAAGAGACCAAATCATGTGGATTTATGGAAGTGGCTTTCCTAAATCATATAACATCGGTAAGAAAGTAGATGAATACGAAGGATGGGGAACTGCTCTAAAACCTGCACATGAACCAATAGTGATGGCAAGAAAACCCTTCAAAGGTTCAGTTGCACAGAATGTATTAGAATGGGAAACAGGTGGAATAAACATAGATGAGAGCAGAATAGGAACTGATGAAGTTATAACCAATCACAGCAGAAGTGCTGAATCTGCAATAAGTAAGGGAAAGTATGGTGATAGTAAAAAACAAGAAACACATCAAACAAAAGGACAAGCTCTTGGTAGATTTCCTGCAAACATAATCTTTGATGAAGAAGCAGGTAAGATACTTGATGAACAAAGTGGTGATACTGATGGAGCATCTCGTTTCTTCTATTGTCCAAAAACTTCTAAAACTGATAGAAACGAAGGAGTTGATGGAAACAACCACCCAACAGTTAAACCAACAGACCTAATGTTATACCTTATTTGTTTGGTTACTCCAAAAGGTGGAACTACTTTAGACCCTTTTATGGGTAGTGGTTCAACTGGTAAAGCAGCCGTAAGAGGTGGGTTTGACTTTGTAGGTATAGAAAGAGAAGAAGAATATATGGAAATATCAACTGCTCGTATTCAATATGAGAAAGATAATCCATATAATGAACAAAAAAATGAAAGGGTTAAAATTAACAAATCATCAACGAATTTTTGGTCATAGTGTATCAAAAAGTTATTACACCCATTAAAAAAAATAAGTTAGTGTAACAAAATTAAAAAGTTTTAAAAATTAACGAAAAAAGTTTTTCGTTTTTGAATATATATGATAATTATATTCACCTACCATATCAAATGGTAGATTTACTTAACAATTAAAAAGAAATAAATTTTATGGCAAATTCACAAGAAATTTTCGAACAAATTACAGAGTTATATACTCAATTCGAAGCAGAACACAATGGCACTACTAAAGCTGCTAAATCAAGAGCTAGAAAAGCAATTGGTGAAATTAAGAAACTTGTAACCGATTATAGAAAAGCTTCAGTAGAAGAATCTAAATAATAAAGGATACGAGAGATGAGTAAAATATTTCAAGAAAGAATTCCGTTTAAACCATTCGAATATCCAATCTACTATACAGAAGGTTGGTTGAAACAGGCCCAAG